GTTTCTTTTTTTGGTGCTTCGGTGATCTGCCCTATCTTAATAAGAAAGGCGATATCTTCATCGGTTAGGCTCATGCTTAACTCCACTCGGTTAGTATTGAGATAGTGATGTCGGTCGTTAGTAAATCGCCGCTTTGTACGCTGAGTACGCTCGGAGCACTTACGGCCCCAATATTCATAACGATAGGCGAGGCTGCTAACTTTTGGAATACGGCGCATACAAGCGACTCGATACCTTGTAAATTGCCTTGGTTGTCGTAGAGCGGCACCGTACAAATAATTCTAAAGGATGCCATCGGCGAAATATTGGCGTAGTCGTTATTGGTAGGTGTGATGTATGGATCTGCCGGGCTAACGATTACGCTATTAGCGGTAATAGTTGCAGGCGGAAAACTGTACGTATTCCAAACGTTTGCATTAGCAAGGGCCGCAGCTAGTGAGGCACGTAAAGTAGTAATAGGTACCGGCATTATCCGACCATCGCATTAGGATTTTGATACCCGGCTATAAGTCCTCGTATTTTGCCGATCATGCTATTACCCATACGGTAAGGGCTAGGGCTAAAACCATCGATGGATACGCCGCCGGTTTGGCTGACCTGCCGGGCTTGGAAAATGTCTACGGCCAAGATCATCGCGGCTTCGCGTACGGCCGGAGTCGTTGCGTATGAGTTTGTCTTTGTATCCGCGCCTATGGCTTGGCCATAAGGTAGTACGCGCGTAAAATTAGCGTTAGCGGCGGTCTTAGCAAACTGTATAAAGCTATAACCGTTTGGCCAATTAAAAGCCATATTATTAAATGCTATCGATGGAAATTGCGTAGTAGTGCCGGCGGTCCACGGGATCGTGCCGGTAACTGTATAAGTGCCGTTATAAGTTGAGCCGCACCCACTCAAGGTTATCGAGTCCCCGGTGCTAAATATTGCAGGGTTAGCGATCATTACGGTAGCTACGTTATTTTGTAACGCGGTACCTACCACCGGAGCTGAGTCAAACCATAAAAATTGGTTAAGTAAATCCTGCGCAGCTTGGCAACAGGTCTCGACGATATCCGACGAGTAAAGGTTTTCGATGCCGAGGTTAGCGCGTAGCTCGGCTTCGGTTACGTACGTGGCAGGCATCTTATTCTCCTTACTTACTAGGGCCGGTACCCCTCAAAGGGCTAAGAGGGGTACCGACTATTAGTGGTTTATTTAGTTAAGGTTAAACTTAACAATACCATTAGGCATTTTTGCGATAGTTGCCATGTAACCGTAGATAGCTACTTGTACCTGTAGGTTTGATACTACGTTTACTGACATATACGCCGTAGGTGATTGGTAAACCGTAAATGCTTCCGGTGCCAATACCACGGCTGAGTCGTCGATCGTTGTAGTAGCGGTAAAGTTTTTATCTACATAGAGATCGAGTCCGAGTACGTTGCCTCGAATAGATCCCGGCTGCACTAAGCCGCCTGCGTTCATTGGCTGAGATGCTGAGTAAATTGGACGGCCTGTATTATCAGTAGCGCCCATAAGTAGTTGCCATTGTGATCCGTTGGCGATGTAGTTATTAGCAAAGTAACCCGTAGCTTCGTAAACCTTACGAGCTGAGTCTGAGGCAAACTCGATAATACCTGCTGAGTCTGCATCGCATCCTGAGCTATATTGACCGGCTGCGATAAGTGCGTTTAGTACTGTTGTATCGAGAGTCTTTAAGTACGCATTTTGTAGCTGATTTGTTAGCTCTGCATAGAAATTAGGATCTGAGCGCTCTAACAATTCTACGCTGATCGTATTCATGCCTGCGTACTTTGATACGGTACCTGTTAGGTAAGCCGTTTCCATCCCGGTATTTTGTACCGCTCCGGCTTCGAGCTCTACGGTTACGACAGGTGCTACGCCTGTACCGCCACCGGCTGAGGTAACGAGTGATGGGACATTTATAGTCATGCCATTCGTAGGCAAAACTCCTCTTGAGCAGGCATCAATAGCCGGAGTACCAAAACGAGTATTCGTTGGGAATTCCGCTAGGTACTGAGTAGGTGAAAATGCAGGGTTTGTAGCAAAGCTATCATCGGCTGCGGTTACATAAAGCTTTGAGTCATCGTTACCTAGAGCTGCTTTAATTTTGTGCTCTGTATAAGCGCCCATAGATGTAATAGGTGTACGTACTCGCTGAGAGTCTAGTACGGATGGTCGGATGATCTTACGAGCGGCTTCGACTTTTTCAGCCTCTGCCGGTGCATCTACCGGAGTATCCTCCGGTGTATTTTCAGGGGCTGTAGTCACAGCTTCCTCGCTTTCAGTTTCGGTTTCGACCTCTACGATGGTCGTAGAGATAGTTGTAGTTTTTTCTTTTGTACTTGTAGCTGCCTCAAGCGCTGCTCGAGCTGCTGCAATATCAGTTACGGAGGCGCTAGAAAAGGCCGCACTCTCTACGAGGCTTACCTCTTTGAGGACCGCCGCCGTTACTAACAGGTAATCCCCCATAGGCTTAGAGGCCGTTACATCGACCCCTACGGATAAGCCGGATACTAGGTTTTCCTGAGCTAGTACTAGAGCATCTTGTCCTCGAGTGCTGCTAGATAACTTAAAGGATCCGTATACGCCCTCTGTTGAGTCGCTAAAACTAATTGCGCGACCTACAGGCTTATCGGCTTGATGCTGCATAAGTAATTTTATATCTGTTGCCTCAGCGTATGTAATTGAGCCGCGCTCAAACATAACGGGGCCTGCGGATGTATGTCCGATCTCGCCATATGGTGCAACGAGTCCGGATACGATCCTACGCTCTGTATCTGCGGCCTGTATCTCTTGGCTAAACGTTAGTAGCACTTGTATCTCCTAGCGGTGTTAGTTGCTCCATTTGTCGGGCTTGATCTACGTTAATTAAATCTAGGTTTAACATTTTCTCGATAATATCTAAACGATCCTTAGCATCTACACGTAAGAAAGTATCATCGACGGCAAACCGGACCTGATTAGATCCGTTTGTTATATCGTTCATTGAGAGACGATCCTCAATAGCTGAAATGTAAGGCTGCAACGAATACGCTACAAATTCTTTTCTACCGTCCAAAATATTTTGATACGTCATCGAGTTATTCATGTCCGCGCTAATTAGGTAACTCGGTACGTTCATCGCGCGGCTAATTTCAGTTGCTAAGTATTGCGAAAATTCTGCGTACGCCATGTCCTTAGGTGAGAAAGATGTAGGGACATAATCGAGAGTGCTCGTTAAATATGCGGTGCTGCGATTTTGTCTAGCACTCTTAAAGGCTGCTAGTAGTCCTTGTATCTGAGACTCCGGTAAATCTGCTCCGTTATTTTTTAAGATACCTGTAGGCATTGGTGTAGCTGCACTTATCGCCGCTGCCTTTTGTACATCGTATGCAGCTTTAATAGTCGTACTTGCACTTTGTAATACACCAGGTAACAAAGATTGGAAAGTAACGAGAGAGCCGATACCGCCCATAGGTACCTTATTACCATCGACGAAATAATCTTGGATCTCTGTACCGTATTGATTAGTCGTGTATGTAACGCGGTTATTAGCAACCCACTCAAACCCGGATGGACGACCATCATCGGCGTACAAAGATGTAACACGCCAATACGCGACAGAATAAAATATCAAACTATCTACGGTTGCAGCGATCGTAAGGCTTCGAGGTTGGCGAATATCCGGCTGCTCTAACCAAACCGGAGAGCCTAATTTTTCGCCTGTAGATTTTTTGTATAGAGATAAATCAATAGATGCAATAACGCCGGCAATTAAATTACGGCATCGTGCAACACTTGATACCTGTAACGCAAAGTTACGATCGATACCTACGCCGTTATAACCAAAATTACCGGTATTAAAAGATCCATAACCGTAAGTAGTATCCATTACGGCAGGTGCGTACTGAGCCTCTACCTGAGGTTTATCTGAGCTCTTAAGCCCTAGAGTTTGGAGTAATCCCATAGGAGGGATTTTCTCAAAATGTCAAGCATAAAATCAGGTATTACGTGTCGTGTCTTAGATGTATACTTTGGCCTCGCCCATTGGCTGATTTAAGATGTGTACGATCATACTTAAGCCGATAGCAATATCTACGGGCCCGGCCGATTTACGCCGGACGATACGCCACGAGGCATCGGACTCTTTAGCTGCACAATTAGCCATATGACTCACGAGCTCATCTTGGCCGCTATGTACTAATCGGTTATTAGCTAGTGCCTCGTGTAGATCGCCGGAGGCTTGGTACCCCTTTTGCCCTGATATATCGGTTATATGTACGCCGTTAATCTCGAGGCGTTTGGCTATTGAGGCGGTCGTGTACTTGTCATAGCAAACGGTCCGAGGGTAAAAATCTTTACACCACTTGGCAATATGGTCGGCCATAAAGAGCTCATCGATAGATACGTCACTATGAAAGATCTCGAGCACGGCAACACCGATACGGCCATCCGGCAATATCTGACCCATAACTAAAGAGCCGTCGCGCCTGCTCGGTGCCACGTCAAAAGCAAAAATAGTAAGGGGTCCCGGTGACATTTTTAGATCTTTGTCTCCGGCATTTTCTACCGACATATGCGGCCAAGGGCTCTGCGTACTCGAGATCCATTGGCATAAAAGCTCGGTCTTTGTAGTTTCCACCGGCTGCGTAGCTACCGCCTCCTCAAGCGCCTCCTCGGTAACGGTATAGCCGAGTGCCGGGTTAGCCATGGCCCACGCATCGCGATCGGTGATAGCTGCAAACTGAGGAGCTGAGTACTCGTAATAGCCAAACGTTTTAGGAGGAAAACTAAGAGCTCTTTCGCGTAGATCATTAAGCACCGTACTAAAGGCATCACCGGCATTAGAGGTAAGCAAGGTTTGAGCATTGGCCCTGGCACGAGTCGTAGGCGTTGCAGCTCTAAAACCCTCCTCGGATATCTCTCGGACCTCATCGATGTAAAGCAGGTCCGCCGTACGACCACGGGAGCCGTCACGGGTCGCAGCTACTACATCAAGGCGAGCGCCGTTTTTCATCTCGATACTTTCAGTACCGTTAGCAAACCGGATTTGTTTAACGGCTTGGCTTAGGCCGTCATTACCCTCGATAGCGTAGGCCACTTGCCTAAAGGTGTCTAAAGCCATCGATCTATTAGAGCTCATGATAATTACGTTTTTAGAGTCGAATAAATACAGGTGCGCGAGCATCATCATACGAGCGAGATGAGTCTTACCCTGTTGCCTTGCACATAAGACTAAATTTGTTTTCCTGATAAACATACCCTCATCATCGATAGCGGTCATGTCGCGGATTACGAAATCTTGCCACGGCAAAAGAGGCAAGCCGATCGAGTCTGCAAGCTGCGCTACCTCATCGCCGCGATTTTTGCCCTCGATGTAGGGACTATGTAGGCGAGGCTCAGTAGCCCCCTTACGGGGCGGTTTCATATTGTCCATACTCCTATCAATCCTGCTCGGGTTGGCCCGTACACGGACCGGCTAGGACCGTACTAGTGGTCCTCGGGGAGATATTGGTCGG